TCATTGAGCCACGCGAGATTGCCATTAGCTTGCCTTCCCAAAAAGTCTTGCCACATCGGTTTAATCATTTCGTAGTTAGCAAGAACTTTTTCTTCAGTATTTTCAACTTTTTCATGCGTTACTGCCAGCTCAGTCTTAACTTCAACAATACTAAGACCGACCCATGCAAAAAACATTATACAAACGCTGGCGAAAACGCTAACAATCGCAATACCTATTTTTATCAGCATCTCCATCTACGCCTCGCTGCACAAATTCTTTTCTTAGGTGTCTTTTTACAACTAATGTTGTGCATCTTCATCTGACCAGCAGAGCGCGAACAATATGACTTACGACGCTTTGCACGAGATTTAGATGGTTTCTTTTCTGTAACGGCAGTTTTTAATTTACTTCCGGGATTTGCACGACGATACGCAGCCACGCCTTTTTGAGTCATCCCCGCCCCACTTTTAGTGGAGCGGAAATTCTTCTTGTTGCGGGGAGGCATTTTGGCTTTTTTGCGCTCAGCCACTACAAGTCACTCCTATTTTGAATGTAAATAAATTCCATTGACGCGGACACATTAAAACTAACAGATCCAGAGGAAGAAAATGCTCTCATCTCTAAGTCTGTTTTTTCTGTGAACCTTAATGGAAAAGTATAAAACTGTTCGTGTGCGCCATCTGTCAGGGTGAATCTTTCTTTTATCTGGAAGACTTCTCCGTATGGCCTAGCAACAAGACTAGCATTTAAGAGAGCTTTGGTGGCAGTAGATGTGCCTGTAGACAAAGCCATTTTTGTAAGGAACGCTGTATATCCTGCGGGAACTGTCCAAAGACTCATCAATGTTTGGTTATCACCATCCCCATTGATGCTAAGATAAACATTAGCAGGAACTCCAGTGGTAACTGTGCCAGTTCCTGCGTAAATTGTCCCCGCGTTTGCGCCACCACTACCCGCACTACGAACAATGCCGCGATTTATCCGTAGGTAAGATTTTGTGGTGTTAACAGCAGTTTGCCCATTCAGCGTGACAACTTCGTTTATTTCGTTGTAATCGGCGTCTAGGCCAAAAACTTCTACTGTTCTCGCACCCGTTCCTGCGGCAGTGTCATTAGCTGAACTGCTTGATATAGTCATTACTGTGGCTGATGCGGGGTAAGCGTATAAACCGCCTTGTTCCCAGATGGTTTCTTTTGTGTTTCCAACAGTGCTGTTGTAGCCAAACTTAAAAACAGTTTTATGGAAGGATATTTGACCGCGAGCAACTTGAAGCTCAAACGGCTCTGAAGTCCCTACACGACTGATAGAGCTTACTTCACGTGCCATTTGAGCCTCCGTTTAGTTGTAGAAAACAGTCATTGCGGTGCAGTTCGTGAAAGCCGAAACATAAATGTCCGAAACCCGAATGCCTTCCGCAGGAATGTTTACTGAGTGTGAGTCAGACGCAAGAAAGTCCAAATCAAGCACTGTCGCGCCGCCATTACCGTCGGTGATAGTCAAACGCGGAGTACCTGTTGTGGTCAAAACCTGTATCTGACGAATACGCGCAGGGCCGACACCGGCTGATCCGGTGGCAGTCAAACGCTTTGCTTTTACGTCAGAACCAGCCATTTGGGCCTCCTATTAGGCAGCCGCAGTTGCGCCAGTATCTACACGAATCCAGTTTGAACCGTCTGAAAACACAAGGTTGCCTGTACCGTTTGTAGCTGTTTCAGCAGCTTTTAACGCATTTGATACATAATAAATGTACCCTTCGTTATCTGCTGAAGCGGTAGGCAAGTCTGCAAAAAGGATTGGATTAGCCCAGAAAGCAGTATCTACCTTCAGTGGACCTGAGAAAGTTGTACGAGCCATTTTAACTCCTTGTCGTGGCTAGTGTCAGATTCACTATGAATCTGTCAAGGTGAATTCACTATAAACGAAAAAAGGACAGCTGAAAAGCCGTCCTTTCGTTTTCGATGGTCGAAACTTACGCTCCTGGAGAACCAAACACACAACGTGGGTCTGAGAAGCCGAAGCTGTAACGCTCACGGGCCTTGAACCGCATGTTGCCTGTATCGAAGTCACCTTCCATTTGAGTACGGACAGGCGAACGTTCGAAGTGCTTGAAGCCGTTAGGTGCGTCAGTCTTAATGAAGAACGCATCTGTATCGGTCAAGAAGTGGTTAATGGTATAACCCTGTGGCAGCATACCAGAGCTACGCAGAGCGTTAATATCATTATCCGCTGTACCGACACGGAGGTTAGAAGCCATCAAACGCTCAGCAACAAACTGAAGTGCTGGTGGAATGATCAACTTCGTACCGCGAAGTGCGATCTTCAGACCACGTTCATCAACGAAGCCAGAAATGCTAATCAAAGCGTCTTCTAAAGAAGTTTCGTTTAGATCAGCCGCAGTTGCTGGCTCGTTAGAGAATGTGCCACCGCCAGAAAGCGGGTGCGCAGTCGAACAAAGCTCAACGCCGTCACCGCCAGTAAAGGCAGCGTTAAAGGCGTTGTTAAGGACGTTAGCCGCCTTAACTTGCTTTGTGTGAGCCATTGAACGAGCCAATGCGCGAGTGTAACGAGATGCCAAACGGTCATACAGGTTATCCTCGACAGCTTCCTCAGTAATTGCGAAAGCCAACGCGATTGTCTCATGGGTGTAGCGGGAGGTAAATGACTCCTGAGCGTTGTCAAAATTGACCGCGCCACCCTCGTTTTTAACAGGTGCGCTACCGAAACCTGTCAGCATTACTTCTTCTTCAAAAGCCCGGTCAGAAGACTCGGTATCAAAGATTTCAGAATGCTCGTTTTCGTAACGACCGTATTCCATGCCAAAGAGAGCGTTTAGACCCGGCTCTAATTCTTTGGCGAGTTGTGCTCTAGAAATGGGCATTATTCAACTCCCTTAGTTAGTGCCAATTGTCTGAGTGTATGCATGTTCGTTAATCAGAACATACACGTTTCCATTCGCTGCGCTCGTATCGCTATTATCTGGGTCTTTTGAAAGACCGATAATGCGAAGTTGGGCTGTACCAGAAGCAGTCGTAGCAGAAATTTCTGCAGACGAAATACCTGTGGTTGAACTACCAGCGCCAATGGTAGTCATGTCAGCGTTAGCTCCAACGTCGGCTTGCGTTACAGTACCCGCGCTTTGTACTTCAAATACAATGCGTGGATCATCGTAAACTTGAGCTACGATATCGCTAGCAGCAATGCTGCCGGGATAATAGTTGCTCCAAGTTGGTTTGCCCGTAGTTGGGTCGGTGTAAGAACAGCCCCAGAAAACGCCTACGATATCAGCATCGCCAGCTGCAGCAACAACAATGTCACCACCTGCACCGTCCATTACAACAGGAGTACCCTGATATATTGGACCAGTAGCGCCGGACGCAATAACGTATTCGTTTGCTGTGAAGTTCGAAACTCCACCCATTGTACGGACTGGTTTCAGACCAAAAGCGGAATCTTTATTCGCCATTTTTCCAATCCTTTAACAAAACAAAGTGGCCTATTTAGTATGAGGACCACCAAAGGTTACACGAGAATCCCTCTCTCTCGAGATGGGCATAGAAGGATGCTGTTCCTTCAATAAATCGTTGTCAACCGCCGTCATTTGATCAGCTGTTTGTTGCTGAAAATAATCAGAACGACTTTCCGCGATTTCTTCAGGCACCTTACACAATATCAAGCCGCCCACACCGATCACTCCTGCATGCTTACCGTCCTCAATGGTCGGAGCATCGAAGTCTGGGTAATCCTCTGCGCGAACAGGTTCATAACCCTCACGGATACGACCAGAGACGTTTTTGGTATCTTGATACCCACGCACTTCGGTACGAACCCATCTGAATTTATAGCCTTCAGGTGGCTGCGGTGCTTCAAGCGACGAAGATGGTCGCCAAGGTTTTCTGCGCTCTACTTTTGAGCGGGTTTCAGCAGCGCGAGGAGTTCTTTTAGAGATTTCAGACATTGGTTAGGCCTCCTTCACGTGTTTCGCATATTCCTCAAGTGGAACACCAAGTTTCTTGGCTATAGCGACTTGCCTTGCATTCAAACGAACACTTTTGCGCCCAGATTTTACATTTCGCGTGGCAGGGGCAACGGTCTGAGCGGGTCTCCGTGTGCCTCCTGATTTAATTTCCCCAAATTTATGGGGCAACTCTTTGCGAAGTCTATTATCAATCTCTTCATAATAGTCTTCCGACGAAGGGTCGTACCCTTCTTCTTCGATGAGTGTACGATGAATTGAGAACGCTGTAAAGGTCATAACTTCATCTTTTCCGAACCATTCGTTCTCTTCAGCCCACTTTTGCGCCCTTGGATCAGGTTTTGCAGCGGGTTGTTGAGTGGTCGGAGCAGGTCGCGACGGTTCTTCTACTACAGTTTCCGCCTTGGTTTCTAACCTAGCAACTTCTCTAGTAATACGATCATTTTCAACGCTTAACTTAGCTACAAGCTCTTGGGCGTTTGCCATAGCTTCTGAGTCGCCTTCTTCATAGGCAAGTTTCAAAGCCCTTTTTGCTTCTGCTAGTTGGCTTTTTACGCGATTATCGGATTCAGTAATTAAAGAAGAACTAGCTTTTTCAAAGTTAGTCTTGAGCTTATCGTTTTCTTCTTTTACTTTTTTAGCGAACGCAAGAGCTTCTTCCTCACGTCTTTCAGCTTCGCGCATTTTAAAAGTAAGCCGATCAATACGCTTTTTTACGTTATCAGAATACTCTTGGTGTTCGTCAGTAGCTTCCTGTTTTTCTGCGGCTAGAGGTATATTTTGCTCTTCGCCGTCATCATCGCCACCTTCAACCTCAACTTCGATTTCCTGAGTTTCGTCCTCAAGAACTTCTTCTCTTTTTTCTACTTCCGACATAACTACTCCTTATACAACTACAATGTCGCGTGGGTCTTTGATAACCGCTAGAATCTCATCGTCATTTAACAAACGAGGCTCTGCGCCATCAATTTTAAAACGGGAACCCGCATACCGACCAAAAAGAACCCAATCGCCCTCTTTACACCAAGGACCTTCTGG